GGAGTATCAGTGTATGCTTGCTTCTAGAGAGAAGAAGCACTCCCACGTCTTCGACTGCGATTCAAGGACCGTAATTAGTTTTCGTTCCCTCCCAGACTCTCAGCCCTCCAGCTATATCGTTTGTAAAGATCTCGTTGTGTACAACGACATCTTCCTTCATGACCGCTGTAAAAATCTCTTCTTTCAACACTCCATTGACGTAAAAGTTTGGTCCGGTGTTGCGGGCTGTGGAAAAACAACCACCATCACTAAAAACTGTGACCCTCACAATCACCTTATTCTTGCCTGCACGAAGACCAATGCAGAGGATATATTTCAACGACTTCAAAAACTCGATCCTACCGTACCTAAAGACTGCGTTAAAACAGTCGACTCCTACCTTATTAATACCGAGAAGGAGTACGACGTTGTGTGGATCGACGAGGCACTTATGCAACATGCTGGTTCCATTCTCTTCGCTGCCATCTCTTCCCGCTGCCGTACGTTGAATATCCTTGGCGACAGAGCTCAGATTCCCTACATCTGTCGACTTTCCGATTACTCTCGCCCCGCCTTCTATAATTTACTTTCTGTACATCCTGCTGACTCTAAACTCCAGACCTCTTACCGCTGCCCCCTTGACGTGTGTGCTATCCTACGCCCTGATTATCTTGCTTACGGACTTCACATCACAGGTACTTCCAATGTCCGCCGCTCACTTTATTACCGACGTATCCGCAACCCTGCCGAAGTACCTCGAGACGACGATACTGTTTATCTCACCTTTAAGCAAACTGAGAAAACTGACTTACTCCGCGCTTTCTGTCAGACACACCCTAAGATCACAGTTAAAACAGTACACGAATTTCAGGGTTCTGAGAACAAAAAGATTATCGTTGTTAGATTGTCTACAAAAACCAACGAAGAAATCTACAATAGAAAAGAACATGTTCTTGTAGCCCTCACCAGACATACTCAGTCCTTGGAATATCTTTCTGTCTGCACTTCTCATGATAAGCTGTCCCGCCTGATTCTCACTAACCCGTCTGAGGCCGATATTGATGCTGTGCGGTTTCGTACAATTGAGTCACCTATCGTTGTCGGATTCGCGCCTAGAAACCTTCCTATTTTCTCCCCTACCCTTCCTTCTCCACAGCCTGAATCTACTCATGATCATCTTCGTATAGCTTCCTATATTCCTGCTCCGTGCTCGCTTCTCTATTCTACTGTTTCCCCTTATCTTTACAACGACACTGTCATTTCATTTGGACTTTGCCCCTGTCCAGAACCTCGACTTTTAAGCAGTTCCGGCCTGGTTCAGTGTACCATTTGTGAAACTTATTTGCCTGTCGCTCCGAGCCGTAACTTTCAGTCTCTTCGATCTGCTCTTAGAAAACTCCCAAATACAAAAACCATTCGTATACTTGGTGGCCGTCACGGCATTTTTATTCCTACACTTGTCCAGACCCTTAAACACTCTGTGCTTGTTTTGCATACCGCACGGCCCAATGACTCCTCTTCTCAGTTTATCTCTGAATTTTCAGACATCCATTGTCTCGACGAGTATTCTTATGTTCCCGCACCTGCTGATGACTTTGATGTAGAATTCCATACTCCTCGCGCCTATCTCCCTCGCGTTGCTGACCCCGTCACTTCTCTTCAACATTGGTATGACAACACTCTCCCCCAATTCTCCACCCAGATGTATGACTTTGACACTTATCATGTGCACACTTCCGACTTGGACCTTCCTCTTCAAGATGTTAGTTTCTCCATGAATTCTCAGATACCTGAGGACAAGTACGACTCCATGATCCCTGTGCTTAGAACGGCTCTACCCCATACTCGTGAACAGTCTCTTGTAGAGTCTCTTCTCGCTCTGCTTAAGCGTAATATGAACTGCCCTGACCTCTCAGGTCTCTTCTGTGACTATGACGCTGCTGGTTTTATTGCTGACAAATTTATTGAATCTTACGTTGACCCATCCAAACTCGGCCTTCTTCACAAATTTCAGTCTATGCCCATTTCTCCTAACAAAACTGACATCCATACTTGGTTAAAAACGCAAACATCTGTCCCTGCACTTGATACTGCCCTCCCTATTCACATGGAAGCCCTAAATGTTTATGATTTTATTATCAAGCGCAACCCTAAACCCAGGATGGAGTCCTCTGTTCCTTTCGAGTACGCCTCTCTTCAAACAGTTATTCACCATAAGAAACATATTAATGCATATTTCTCGCCCATGATAAAAGCTGCTAAGGAAAGACTCAAGATGATTCTTCGTAAGAACGTAAAGATCTTCACTGATACCTCCCCTTCCAATTTCGCTCATGAACTTGACCACATCTATCCCGTCACTGATCCGAAACTCTACTTTGCTGAAGTTGACATGAGCAAATATGACAAGTCTCAACACCTCCTCCACCTGTTATTGGATGTCAGCATTCTCCTTATCTTAGGCTTTCCTCCTCTGGATGCTTTCTATTGGTTTATGTCTCATGAGTTTACCATCATCAAAGACCGGAAGAACCGAATCACTTTTCGTGTCGTCTACCAGCGCAAATCTGGTGACGCTTTGACCTTCTTCGGTAACACCCTCATTATTATGTGCGTCTGCTGTATTGTTTTCGACCTCTCCCCAGTGCTTCTTGCCCTTTTTGCTGGAGACGACTCTCTTCTTGGTTTTCCTCATAAGCCCAACGATCTTTATGATGTTAACAGTCTGTGTGCCCAGCTCTTTAATTTTGAATCTAAGATTTTTGAGTATTCTTATCCATCATTCTGCTCCAAATTTCTTCTTGCTACCCCTAACGGCTGGTCTTTTGTCCCTGACCCCTTGAAACTTGTTACCAAGCTCGGCCGTTCTGATTTAGCACACCCTTCACACGTCTCCGAGTACTATATCTCCTTCTGTGACCTTGTTTCTGATATTGATGACGCTGTTGTCGCTGATGCCCTCTCTGAGGCTATATCCGAACGCTACAAATTCCCCCACTCCTCCAACTATGCCTTCTCTGCCCTTGTTTCTCTTACTGATTTTCAGAAATTTAAAGAGCTTTACTATGCACCGGACAACCCGAGTTTTTGTTATGACCCTTCAAAAATTGTCGCCGACATTTAATCATTCTTTTCATCTTCTTATTTAGGATATATTTTATTATTTGTTTATACTCGGCCATGCTTATCCAGATTCTTATATTGTCTTTTTCTTACTACCCTGTTATTTCGGTATCTCCACGTGTTATCGAAAAATTACCTCCTACGTTTAGATACAGAATTTCCAACCCGAAGTTTTACGACGGTTACCTTTCCGCCTCCTTTTACAATCGGTACTCCGTTTCTACTATTGGCCATACCCCTCGCCGCAGACTTGAAGTGAGACCTGACTGTTTCAGCTTCGTTAAAACTCATAGTTTCGCTGACTCCGGCTGTGACCTGCCCACTGTTTGTGGACCCCCTTATATCATTAATCAAACTGCTACATGGTATGGTGGGATCTATTACCAGTGCGTAGGTTTCGGTCGTTGTTCTGCCCAGTGTCAGTCTGGTAGCTGCACATCCTGCGGCAACCCTCTTCCTGCAATCTACGAACTTAAACAGCGTGTTCCTTATTATAACGACCCTCTATTTGATGCTGACTCATTTCTTAAGGATTTTCATATTTATTTTGATCACGAGTACTGTCTGGTTTCTTCTTTTTGCTCTACCTTTAGACGTATCTACGATAACGCTGGTTCCATTACAAACCTTCATCCTTCATTCTACGTTAATAAAACATCCAATTCTCTTTGTCACAATTACGTCACCGATCTTTCATTCGACACTCTTTGTAAACCTCTCGTCTGCGCTCGTGACCTTGTTTCTCTTCTCAGAAAGCTGCCCATTTATATTTTTACCCACGATAATTATACCTACGGTCTAGTTTATCCCAAACCCCGTGAGGGTAAGTGCAGGTTCCACACCACCACTGGTTGTTTCGACTCCTCTGGTAATTCTGTCTCTCCTACACATAAGCTGTCCCATTCCTTTATTTGTCACTCTATTCAGTCCCATTACCCTCTGTTCTATCCTTTTAAAACAGTTATCAGTGCCGTTCTACACGTTTTCTTATCTATTTGCTACGAGATCGGCTACTCCATTAAAGACGCTTTTCTGTTTCTCTTCTCAGTTTTTGTTGACCTTATATTTGATCTTCTTCAGTTTCTTTTCGACACCGTCTCTCCTTATCACTTCGTTGAGTTAGTCTGTCTTTTTGTCTTTCTACTCTACACTTCACAGTCACTTTATACATCCATTATCCTTAGTCTATTATCTCTCTTTGTTTTACTAGTCCACAATGTTTGAATGTCGCTTCTGCGGTCGCGAAGATGATGATTGCACCTGCGATTTTTGTATTCGCTGCTGGTTTCCTACTCACCTCTGTGTCTGTCCCGAAGAGCGAATACTTTCTTATGTTACTTTTAAATTCTTCTGTCACTTTGTTAAGGTTTTGTATATGTAGGTTATTAATATTTGGTTTATCGTCGTGTAAAAAATTTTTATCACTCCAATTACCATGGTCTATAATGCTGCTCTCCTCCTTGCTCTTGTCTCTCTCGCTTCTTGCCAGGTTTTCGGCTTACCTAACACCTCCGACTCTCCTCTATTACTATCTGGACTTGCAGAACCCAAACTCAACGGTGAACACACCGCTCCCATTTCCGAACCCAGCCCTAAACCTCACGTTGAGCAACGGACACCCGCCACACCTGGTCTACACTCTCCATCAGCTGACTTACACGGCGTCGATTCTTCCCGGCAACATTCTGAATTATCTCCCATCAAGCCCGTCCCCCCCACCTCGATCGGTGATGAAGATAAGGATCATCAGCAACATCACAACCCTCCTTCTAAAGATCACTGTACCGCGTGCACGGCTTCCAAACAGCCTTTAGACACCTTCGACAAGTCACTCCCTGTAGTGCACGACACCGTATCTGAGGCACCTTCCATTCTCAAAGCCATCCCCTCCAATGTCCACGGCTCCCGTCACCACGGCACTACCGAGGGCACCAACCTTGTCCCAGTCCTGCTCGACACCGTCGGCGGAGACTTTGTTCCCTTCTAAAATCGTTCAGCCCGGACGCCTTACTTCGTTTGTTAACCATCCTCTTCGTATAAAGGCGTCCTTATTTTACTCCGGCTCTTCTAAATTTCTTTCTCACATCTATTATCTTTTATGTAGGTTATTTCTTTATTGTTTTTATAAGGTCTTCTACCGAGTCATTCTCGATCCAACGTTCACTCCAGAACTTGTCGTTCATCTACACAACGGTACTTTTGTATCCTTATCAGTGTTTATCTCTGACATTGTGTCCTTTCACGAGCAACTTTCTCTTCGATCACCATCTTTCGTTTTTGTCTCGGAGATTCCTTCTTCTGACTATTATCCTGTTTTTACTTCTCGCAATCTTCTTGTTCCTTTTTCCTTTTTAAAATTGAAACAATGGTCGGAACCATCACAGAATCCCTTATCAGCGATATTGGGCGGTGTGTAAATCGCATTGCCTCCGACCCTCTCTCCGTTCTCCTCGTTTTCCTTTCGGCTTTTCTCATTTACTCTGACCACTACACTCCGGACGACTCTCTTGTTCACAAACTTGTAGAGAAGATCCGTGAGACTGAGAAAGTCGCTTTCATCGGCGACTGGATTGAACAGAACAAAAACCGCTTCCTCGGTATCGCTGCTTTCGTTCCCGCCCTCACTTCTTCTCCCCAACGCACTAGACCAGTCCTTGCTATGGTCGCTTTCTTATGGGTTTATTGTGTGCCTGAGGGCTCTTCATTTGAGTACGTTGCCCAGTCCCTCCTACTTATGCTTTTTATGTGTGCCCACAATGTCTCTACCAAACTTGCCGTTATTACCACCTTTGGGATTGTTTATTCCCTTGGCTACATCAACATCCCGGGGCTTTTCCCCTCAAAGCCTAGTAGTAATTCTACGGCACCTCTTTCAACACCTACTTCTGCACCTAAACCCGCAAGAATTTGACACGGGCATAATGCCATGCACCGTTTGGTTTAAAGTCCATCAATCTCTATCTTTACTTATTCTATATATCTTCTCTTCTGCACTCTTTCACTTTCTTCTCTTCACCTAATTGGCAAAAAAAAAAAAAAAAAAAAAAACTATCTCCACGTACCTTGTTGTACTCTGCGTTG